ATTAGCACCGCTTGCACCAGCAGGTCCAGTAGCACCAATTGGTCCAGTTGGACCTGTAGGGCCAGCAACAGTTGAGTCTGCACCTGATGCACCTGTAGCACCGATAGGTCCAGTTGGACCTGTAACGCCTGTAGCACCAATTGGTCCAGTAGCACCAACAGGTCCAGTTGCACCAGTTGCACCTGTTAAACCAGTTGAAACTGTCACAAGAACTAAAAGCTGAAAGTTTGTAAAGTTAGTTGTACCAGTTCCACCTGATGAATCAAGAATTACTGGAACTTCAACATAGCCTGTTTGAATTGTAATTGCGCCAGTAATCTTAAACTTTTGAAAGTTTTGGCTTACATCGCGATCTTGAATAATAAGAAAATCATCTTGCTTTAATAATGCAAGCAAGAAATCAATATCATCGCCGTTATCGTCAAGGTGATCAATGTTGATACGAGTTGAGTTTATTTGAGTTGCATTGCCCCAACGAATATCACCTGCACCTGGTCTGCCAGTTGTGCTTGAAGTATCTGCTGCATAATCAAAAATAGTTGCTGAACCACCATCTGCACCTGCAGGTCCTGTTGCACCTGTTGGTCCTGGTGTTGTTGAGGCTGCACCTGTTGCACCGATAGGCCCTGTAGCACCAGTAGCACCGATTGGACCTGTAACACCTGTTGGTCCAGGCACAAATGAATCAGCACCTGTTGGACCTGTAGCACCGATTGGACCAGTAACACCAGTTGCACCAACTAAACCTTGTGAGCCTGTTGCGCCAACTGGACCTGTAGCTCCAACTGGACCTGTAACACCGATTGAGCCAGTTGGACCTACGGCACCTGTTACGCCTACAGCGCCAGTAGCACCTACAGGGCCAGTAGCACCAATTGGACCTGTTACACCAACTTCACCTTGAATTCCTTGAATTCCTTGTTGGCCCGTAGCCCCGATTGGACCTGTTGATCCAACTGGGCCTGTAAGACCAATTGGACCTGTTACACCAGTGACACCAACAGGGCCTGTTGCACCTGTAGCACCGCTAACACCGATTGGACCAGTTACACCAGTTGCACCAGTTACACCTGCAGGTCCTGTTGCACCCGCTGGCCCCGTTGGACCCGTAGCACCGCCTGGACCTTGTGGGCCTTGTGCATTAGAGATAGTGACATCAATATCTTCAGTGTTAATTGTTACAACGCTTGTGGCCATTATCGAGTCACCTCTGCAGAAATGTTAAGTTCACCTTGTAGCAAGCGGGTGACAATGCCACCGCTTGATTGTAGCTCTAAGTCATAAACATATTCACCCTTTGGCAACACGGCAGTTTGTGTTGCGGTTTGATCTAGGCTGATTGTGCCAGCGGCACCGCCAAGAGTAATTCCAGCACCTGTTGTAAGTGAAAGGATTGTGTCAGTTTCATCAACATCAATGCGTGCTTGAAGGCGGGCAGTATAACCAGTTAGGTTAACTGGCACATTATCAATTCTCCAAGTCATAAGAAGATTGAAAGTTGCGCCTTGCTCGATTGTGAAGTTGTACTCACCTGCCATTTATTTACTCCAAAATTTAAGGGTGGATTACTTTGAGCCTTTGCCAAAATCTGTTGCTGAAGCATCCAGCCATTTTAGGATTGGACCAGCAGCGCCAGCAATGGCAGCCATTCCAAGAGTTTCTAAATTAGTCTCGCCTGCAAGATATAGGGCAATTGCTGCCGCTGCTGCTGCGCGAAACCAAGAAAGTGAGATTTGCTTAAATTGTTCCATTATGTGACTCCCTTGTTGTTTTGACCTGTAAATTGTAAAACAGGCACAAATCGGTATTAGTTTGCTTTTTTTGCAGGAACTGGAACCATTTTAGCACCAACCTGCGTAACAATGCTTGGCTTTTTCATCCACCAAAACCACGGTGAAGTGTCATTGGCAAATTCTTCTTTGATTGAAATGTGAAGGTGCTTATGGTGCTGGTTTGAACCCGTGTATTTGCGGTTGCCTTGCTTGGCCTTTTCCTTTGACCAAATAAAACCGCTGAAAATTAAGTAATCTACTCGCTTATCTTCTTTTAGCTTTTCGAAGATGTCAGCGCAATCAATACCGTGTTTAGGGTCGTGGGTAAGGTCAACGGCCAAACCTGTATTGTGATCTGAATTCGGGCTTTGAACCTGATGGGCAGCCGATGGCAATAACCCATCTGATGCCTTCTTGCGCATTGGCTTCAGGGCGGTGGCTTGGCGTAGCACTGCCACTGCCGCTGGTGTTGCTTTCTTTACTAATTTCATTTTTTCCCCAATAGGTCTAAGACAATTTCCATTTGCGTTTCAAGGCGATTAACCGCATCTTTGAGACTGCTGCCACCGTTGGGCTTGAGTTCGTTCAAATAGTGCTTTACAAGCCATCTAACTGCCCCTGCAAATCCACTTACAATTGCAATGATAGAAACAATTAAGCCTGCCCAGTTTGCTGGTGTCATTTGCGCGGTTCTCCCGTTATGAGTTAAGTGATGTGATTTGTGCTTTAAGAACTGCGTTTTCTTGGGCGAGTACGCCAATGGTGTCACGCATATTCTTTAGAACTTCTTGAATATCTACTTCTTGTTCCATTTATTCCCCCTTGAGTATTTCGATGTCTTTGTGTAAATCTTGAATAAGCGCCATCATTGCAGGAATCATCATACGATCATTCCAAGTATGTATGCCTATTGTTTCTTCATAATCTGCTGCAAGTGGATAAGCCTCATCTACTTCTTCAGCAATAAATCCTGGAATTAAAACATCGTAGCGATCATCACCTGCGCTTAAATAATCCAAGTTATACCTGAAAGCGCGAACGGGTAGTTCATACAATTTTCTTGGGTCAAGTTCAGGAACATCCATTAAATTTACAATGTCGTGCTTATATCTTTGTGATGAAGCACCATTGTTAACTATTCTGCCCGCTGGCGTACTACTTGGAAGTAGGCGAAGATTTGCGGTTCCAGTAACAGTGTCAGGAAATGGATAATAAAAATTATTTTGAGCTGTAACATCACCAGTTGTAATAATGTTTCCAACAAAACTTGAATTACCAGTAACAATTAAGCGTTCACCTGTTGCAGATCCGCCACCGATATTGACAAATCCGTAAAAAAGTGTTTTTGAGTTGCCACCACTAATGTTTCCTGTTGATTCTATTACTAGACTTGCACCTGAAAATATAGATGTTGCCGAAAGTGTAAAACCACCAATAGTGCCTGATGTGGCAGTTAATACACCAGTACTTGTAACAGAAAATGTGCTTCCATTTGTAAAGGTAGTTCCTGATATTGTGCCACCAACAATGGTGCCAGCACCAACACCTACAAGTCCTGTTGAACTGATTGAGAACCCGTTGCTTGGGGTACCAAAATAACCTGCTCCTGCATTGATTGTGCCTGTAATTGTGGCACCTGTTGCAGTCAGTAATCCATTTGCGTCAATGATTGCATTGCCAGCAATATTTAAGGAACCACCAGTAATAGTGCTGCTGGTAATGATTCCACCTGAAACATTGACAGTGCCAGTCGAAGCGCTGATTGCAATAGTTGCAAAGTCAGCAATTCCATTTGCATCTGTAACCGTTGCAGTTGTTGAGTTGCTTACAGTAAAAGTTGACCCAGCAACAAGTGAAGTTATTGTAAATGTGCCGTTGTATCCAGCAGGAGCCAAGCCACTAATTGTAACGCTTTGACTTACTCTAAAACTATGACCACTTGCAGTGTATGTAACTGTTGAACCATTAGGAACAACATTTGTAATGTTAACTGAACCAAAACCAGCAAGGCCAGTTGAGTTCAAAACGACTCTTGCGCCAGTAGTTGCTGAACTGCCTGAATAAACAGTAATGCCATTGCCATTGATGCCAGTAATTTGATTGCTTGCATTTACAATTGTGTTGGCACTGGGTTGTAGCGAACCAATAGCGGTGTTATAGGCCGTGGTTGCCTCTGCAAGAGCTGCTGTAGCAGCAGTTTGCGCAGCACCTGCGGCAGCAGCGGCAGCGGCAGCAGCGGCAACAGCAGCGGCAGCGGCGGCATTTGCTGCTGTTACCTCTGCGTTGGTGGCTGCTAATTGTGTTGTGGTTGCAGCAACTACAGGCAAAACGCTAGAAACTGTGAAGTCTGCATTTTGAACAACGGTAATTGGCGTATTAGTGATTTGCGGACAAAGTGGCATCGCTCCCCCTAGATGGTAATGCTGTAAGGGTTAATGTCGGATGTATTAAAAGAAATGTTCCAGTTGCTTTGTGTAATTGTGTGCTTCATACCTTCAACCACAAGATTCCACTGCAAAGAACGGCCATCATAGGTTGTGCGCTGAACGCTGACCTGATCGGCTAACTCTGTTGATAAGAAGTCAGGGTAAAGCAACCCATTTTGTGCAACTACAAGGCCGTTGAAATCAATGCGTTCAACATAAGTATCAGGTAAAGCTAGTTTTTGTGACTCATACAAAGCTAGGTTGGTAGCATTAGTATCTGTATTAACTGGTGCAAAGATTTCTTTTTTGACCACGCCATAGGCAGTAACACTTGGATTATATGTTGATGTAATTTGGTTGTTATAGCCACGCATAATGATTGCCTCATTGACCACATACTTTGTGCCTGGGTTAGTAATTAAATCTGCATAGGCAACTGTATTTGCTGCACTTGAATCGCTAAAAAGCAACTGAGTTGGGCGGCTGAACTTGTCAGATAGTGGCACCAAAGTAGCAACATTTGATTTTGAAATATAGAAACGGCCAGCAATAGCATCAACGCACTCTGTAACCGCTTCCATACATCCACGGTTTTGTGTAGTTGCAAGCATTGTAACTGCGCCAGTTAATGATCGGCTTGCACCGCTTGGCCAACCTGCAATAGTCAACATCCGACCAGCGCGACTTGCTGCTGTTTCAGAGTTGGCGGCAATTGGCAGTGCTGGCGCGAAGCCATCAGCAATAAAGCCAATGCCATCGTAAAAAGTCATTGTCACATTGGGCAAGAAACCCTGATTGGTAAAGTTATTTTCAAGGAACCCGTAAAACAATGGGTAGGCCGTTGAGTTCCAAGTAGCAACAATGCGCATTTGTAAGCCATCGCGAAGGATGCTGTTGCCGCTGACAACCCACGGGCTAGATGCACTTGTGTTATCAGGGTCGTAATAGCCTGACTCATTGTTAAAAATAATGCTTGCAAAACCAGCTTCATCGCGTAGATCGGCACGCTCACGGCCACGGCGAAAATCAATCTGCACAACATCAGAAATTGTTACCGAAATCCAAGTTCCACTTTTAAGAAACTGCACCGCAATACTTGGTGAGGTAACTCCATCAAATGCTGGCATTAGACTGTAACCTGCGTTGCATAGCGATTGCCACCCATACCGCCACCGCCACCGTTACGGCGGCTTGCTGCTCCAAGTCCTACTTGCACTGCCTGAATGAGTGCATCTGAAGAACCGACTACATTGCCAGCATTGACAATTACATTGAAACCGCCAGCGGCATTGCGAGTTGAATAAACCTTGCCACCACCGCCAACTGGAATTGAACTACCACCTGAAAGCGCCTTTTGGCGTGCTGCCAATTCTTTGCGAGCATTTTCTGTTGCAATATCAAATTCGGTTTTTGTATTCTTTTTAACGGCTGTTGTGTTTTTATTGAGTGCAGCAAGGAACGCTGAAAGTGCATCAGTGCCACCAATTGTTGTGCCAAAATCTATATTGTTTGAGTTTCCTCGTGGGCTAATGCCCTTTTTTCCAGCAACAGGAGCTTTGCCATTTACAATGTCAAACAAGTTCTTTGTAACAAGTGCCGTTGCACCCACTGCTGCAAGAGCAGTAACTGCAGTTCCAACGCTTACGCCACCTGTTGCAAGTGCAGTTGCAATTGCAGCTCCAAGTGCAGTTGTTCGCAAGATTACCATTGCTGCAGTAATTGCTTGTATGGCAAGAACAAACTTTGCAATACCGCTGACTGCAAACATACCTGCGATTAAAATGGCCATACCTTTAACCAAGCCCATATTATTTGAAATCCAGTTAGTAAAATTGATGGCAGCGGTTAATAACACAACTGCTGCATTTGCAGCAAGAGTAAATGAAGCAACCAGTTTGGTTTGATTAGTTTCAACAAACTCGTTAATTGCAGGCAAGATTTTAGTTGTAACAACAGCAGCAAATTTCTCAAGCACTGGAATTAAGGCATACCCTAATTTGTCAAGGATTTGATTGAAAGCTAATTGCAACTTAATCAATCTAAACTCTAAAGTTTCAGCGCGTTTTTCAGCCTGACCCTTAAATGTTGCGGCAAGTGAAGCCAAAATTGCTTCAAGGTCTTTTGCCTTTACCGCGTTCTTATCAAGCGGAACGCCTAATTTAGTTAAAGCACCGATATTTCCACCGATGGCCTTTGCAAGCGCCAATGAAACGGTACCTAAATCTTTTGTTGAACCTGCAGAAATATCTAGTGCAAGGCCCTGCAATTGCTGAGCAACAGTTACATCTTTTGTTGCCTGAGTCAAAATCTGTAAGGAAGGAATCAACTGGTTGTTATCAACACCAACCAATAATTCTAATTTGTCAAGATAAGTAACAGTTGCTGCAATGGCTTCATCGGTTGCACCTGTTGTATTGCGCAGGGCAGTAGCAAGTGCCACCTGTTGCTTTTGATCTTCAATTGCACCTTGAACTGCATCCTTGCCAATCTTGATTGCAAACGCTGCAGTTGCTGCCGCTGCTATGCCAAATGCTTTTGCAGATTTGCGACCAAAAGCATCAAAACTTTTACCTAAGTTGTTGATGTCTTTTTGAGCAGCCTTTGAACCTTTATCTGAATACTGGGTGAGGATGCGGGCTACAATTGCGCCAACTGCCATTTGTTATGCTCGCTCTCTGTTCAAATGTATCTGTAATTCAGCTTTTGCCTGTTCTAAAGCACGATTTACATTTGCTTGGATTTTATCTTTGTCTTTATCTACAACGCGCCATACTACACGCGAAGCCTTGCCGAATCTGTTGCCAAGAGTACGCAGAAATTGCCCACTTGAAGATTGGGCAGTCATTCGTTTTGTACCCGATGCTACACGGCCAGCAACTTCAAAGATTGAACCTGCTGCAGACTTGTTAAGCAAAGCACCAGCGCTGGTTGTATAATCGCCACGAACTTTTCCTTCGGCTTTTGTCTTTGTAATTTTGCTTTTGATTTCGCCAGCGTTCCAACCTGGCCAACCTTTACCACCACGAACGCGGCCTTTGGCAGCATCTGACTTACTCCAGCCACTCATCGGTGGTTGATCTTGGATAATATTACGAGCATCTCTTTCAGCGCCAGCAAGTTCAGTATTGATAACCTTGTTAAAGCGTCTTACTGCATCCTTATCAAATTCTTTTAGGTCTGCAATAGTTTCTTTAATTCCAGTAAAAACAATTACTTCATCAGCCATTGGCCTTAGCTCGTTCCTTTAGATAAATCGTCATTGCTTCAAAGATGCCTTCAGGGGCATCAAGTAATTCATTGGGTGAAATACCAGTTTCGCAGGCCACCGCAGCAACCGTATAAGTTAGGCTGTTGCGGTGGATTCGAAAGAACTATCGGCTTCCAATTCTGCGCTGACAATACTATCTAAATACTCTGGACCGAAAAGTTTGACTGGTGTTCCACCATTATTTTGAGCATCAATTTGTTGGCATTTCCACGCCAACCAATAGATGTGTTCAACTTTTTGTTGCTCTCCCAGTAACTTAGGCATACCAGCGCCAAAGTTTTGTTCAAATGCAACAATGATGCGAGGCGTTAACTTGTAAGAAGCCTCAACACCATCAGTTGTTTTTACTTTAACTGCTAATCCATCCATCTTTTCCCCCTTAGTAGATTATGAAATTGCTTTTGCAATTTGACCCGAAATAGGCCAAGTTGCTGAAACTGTTGCTAGTTCTCCCACAGCACCTGAAACCGCCTGCCATTCTGAAACAAGCGCGTTGAAGGTGTATTTTGGATTGCTTGCGCTAACTGTAGTGTTAACTGGGCGAATTTCCATTGCTACAACCAAACCAACAGTTCCATTTGTTGTGGTAGTTCCGTTAATTAGTTCTTCAAGTGCATTGTCTGCATAATCTTGATTGAACTCGAGAGTTACTGAGTTATCAGCAAGACCAGCAACACGGGTGCGAGCTGCACCTGTAGTTGAGATACCTGTGGTGTCAATAACATCATAACTGGTTGCGAGACTTACTGAGGTCACATATTGACTAATATCGTTACTTGCAAATACAACATAAGCATTTGTTAAAACTAAGCGCGCCATAATTAAACCGCCTTTGTGATTACGCCTGAGATCGGCCAAGTTGCAGAAATTGTGGCTAACTCGCCAACGGCACCTGAAAGTGCTTGCCATTCTGAAACAACCGCAGAAAAACTATAACTTGGGTTGCTTGCACCTACTGCTGCTGATGTTGGCTTTACTACACAAGTTACATTTGTTCCAACAAGTGATGAACCAACTGCGTTGATTGTTACTTCAGGTGCAGATGTTGCATAATCTTGATTAAATTCAAATGTAACTGAGTTATCAGCAAGGCCAGCAACACGGGTACGCGCCCCTGCTGAAGCCATACCTGTAGTGTCAACAACATCTTCGCTAGTTGAAAGTGACACGCTCGTAATAAACTCGCTGAGATTGATGCCGTTGATTACAACTGAAGCATCTGTTAGGACTATACGGGCCATTATTTTGTTTCCTCTACTGTTGCTGGTTTAGTTGATGCTGATTTCTTTAGATGTTCGCCTGCAACTAGGGCATTTGCGTTCAGTCCTAGTTCAAGCAATTCTTTTTCGGTGATTGATTCACCCTTTTTCTTCGCCTCGAAATTGTCCGAGGTAACTGTGTAGCTCATTTTTCTCCTTATCCCCAAACGGTGAGACGGTAACGGTATGAAAGAAACTCAATATCGCCTGATGAGTAATTACCCGCTTCGGCAGATGTGACACGCAAAGTGTTGCAAGCGCCACCAAGAGTTAGATCAGATTCAATTGCTGCCTTGATTGAGTAATCCCCGCTACCTGCAAGGTACTTATCAAGTTCGTTTTGGCCTGAACGCTCACTAAAGCGCTGAACCAAAACAACAACATCTAGGTTTGCCTGGTCAAGTCCACGGGCATTGTTCAAATCAAATGTAAAATCTAACTGGCCAACAATGGCCGCTGGTGCCACTGGCACTGTAGGAATTAACTCGTAAGTACGCATACCCTTAATAGTCTCTAGGTTGGCTTTTAAGCCGTTTCTAACCTCACTGGGTAACATTATACGGCCAAGCCGTTGTTCTTGCGTAGGGGGCGCAGCAGCGCCTCTACATCGGCATCTAGCTTTGCAGCCAAACGCACTGTTCCTAAATCTGTATTACCAGCAATTCCAAATGGTGACTGGTTACGCAGGAACAGGCGAGAGGCTTGAATTTTTGCTGCGGTCTTTACTTCGTATGGCACCTCTGACCATCCAAACACACCCTTAACCCGTATGGATTGAGGCAGGTTAAATGGGAAAACATAAGAGCCAACTGCCAACAGGCGAGTCATTGGCCATCCGCGAGAAGGATTATTGACTGGTTCAAACATTGCATCGCTTGCATCCCAAACGGTGCCATA